CTACTCAAAATCGGCAGCAAGGAGGGATTACGCCTGATCAAATGCAGGGCGCTCTTCAATATTGGCAGGGAGGGGCGCAATGAGCGATTACGACACCTTTTGCACGCAGATCGCCGATTGGGCCAATCGCCAGGATTGGTCGCCGACGCTGGTCGCCTCGTTCGTTTCGATGGCTGAGGAGAAGCTGAATTCCAGGCTTCGTATTGGCCAGATGATCGCGACCACGCAAAACACGGTCACCTGTGGCTGCGCGCCGTTGCCGAGCGATTGGCTCGAAACGGATCTCATCTTAATGGCGAACGACGCCACGCCGACCGGCTGGATTCCGATCACCTACAAGCCGCGCGACGAGTTTTTTCGCATCCCGGCGACGCCCTATTCCGGCACCTATGTGCAGAATTTCAACTCGACCTGGCTAACCTACACGATCGAGGGGTTGACGATCTATTTCGGCGGCGCGCCCGACCCGATCGAGGGTACGCTGTTCCAGATGAATTATTTCCAGCAGGTGCCGGTGTTCGCGACCACGGGCTCGAGCTGGGTCTTCACTAATTATCCGTCATTGTACCTCTTCGCCGCGTTGATGCACGCCGATCTGCATGCGGTTGGCGAAGAGCAGCAGGCGCTCTTGATGGGGGCGCAGGTCGACAAGCGGATTGACGACCTCAACGCCGCCTGGCTGCGCTCGAAGGCGAGCGGTTCACGACTGAAGCGAACTCGAGTGAGGAGCTTTGGTTGAACGATCAATGGATCCCCGGACCTCCCGCTAAGCCGCCGACGTGGGCGCCCAACCCGCTGCCGCCGTCGAACGATTGGGATCAGACTGAAGGTTGCTCCACGACCGGCGGGCCCTCGATCGTCGACGGCATTGTCATTACCGGCGTGCCGGCGACGGTGAATTCGCTCTACTGGCAAGTCTCGCTCAACGACGGGAGTTCGCCGCCGAATTTCCAGATCAACCAGCTCGATGGCAAGGGCGCTTTCGTTTCGACCGCGGCTGAGATCTCGTCCTCGACGATCACGTTCGACTATCCGGTTCTGCTCAGCCGCGATCCGGTCGAGCCGATGGAGGCGGTGACTCTCGAGTACCTCGAGGCGCATGGGGCCGGGGTCGAGGAGCCGCCCGACAATCAGACCTATGGGCGCACGTTAGGAGCCTGGAACCTTGTGGTTCCAGCCAGCGGCGGCGGTTACACCGGCGCGGTCACGCTGGGCGCAGGCGGCTCAGTGACTTCAGGCGCGCTGACATTTTATGGCTCGGCGCTGGTTTATTTGCCCACGGTTGCGCAGCTGCAAATCGGCGGCGGTTCGCTCGGTCAGGTTCCGGCGACGGACGGAAATGGGAATCTGTCTTGGGTGACGCCGGTCACCGGCGGACCTTACCTGCCGATTGCAGGCGGCACGGTCACCGGCAGTCTGACGGTTAACGGCGTCACCACGGTCCAAGGACCAAACAGCTTGGTCCTGAACGCTCCGGTGAACAACGCCCGCGCTATTCTCTGCTCGGCGTCCAACGTCATGCGTTGGGTGCTGAATTTAGGCGACCAGACAGCAGAGGGATTGAACAACGTCGGGGCGAATTTCAGCCTCCAGGCTTATTCCACGACCGGCGTGCTTCTTGGGACGTGGCTGACCATCGCGCGGGCCGACGGCTCGACGGTCTTCAACGGCTCCGGCGTCACCATTCAGGGCGGCCTGGCGGTCAACGGGCTTCTTGCTCTCGCTAGCCCGAATAATCTTGCGATCTATGGCGGGACGCCTGGTCAATTCCTGTCGACCAACGGCTCAGGGATCCTCTCCTGGGCCAGCGCGGCTGGCGGCGGGGCTTCGATCACCGTCAGCGACACACCCCCTTCAGCGCCCTCCGTAGGGGCTCTGTGGTGGGACAGCGTCGGCGGCCAATTGTACGTCTGGTATGCGGACCCCAACACCTCGCAATGGGTTCCTGCGAGCAATTCCGCCAGTCTTCCGCCGCCTGCTTCGACGACGGTGCTGGGCTCGGTCAAGGTCGATGGGACGTCGATCAAGGCGGCGGCGGACGGCACCATTTCGACTGTGCTGGTGCCGATGGGCGACAACCGCATCATCAACGGCGATATGCGGATCAACCAGCGCGGCATCACCAATAGTGCGGTGCTCGGCTACACAGTTGATCGATGGGCGTATTTGGCGTCGCAGCCAGCGAAGGGTAATTGGGGCACGGCTGGATCTGGCGTGCCAGCATTTCCATATGCGCTTTTACTTGGTTCGACATCAAGTTATGCCTCGCTAGCGACTGATTATTTTGTGTTTCAGCAATACATTGAAGCCGACATGGTCAGTGACTTTGCTTGGGGAACAGCAAGCGCGCAGCCGGTCACACTGTCGTTCTGGGCGTCTTGTGGTTTAGCTGGCACATTCAGCGGTTCGGTGCAGAATACTAACGGCACCCGGTCTTATCCATTTACTTATATGCTTCCAGTTGGAACTTGGACAAAGATCGCCATTACCATTCCAGGCGACACGGCTGGGACTTGGACATTGAACGGTAATGGACGTGGCTTGGCAATTACTTTCGATTTGGGGTGTGGGGCGAACAGTCGTGGACCTGCGGGCGCATGGGCGGCGTCGAATTATCTCGGCGCGACTGGCTCAGTCAGTATCGTTGCAAATAATGGAGCAAATTTCGCCTTTACCGGCGTTAAGCTCGAGATCGGCTCTGTAGCAACGCCGTACAATCGACAGTCGCTTGCTAAGAGCATGGCCGATTGCCAGAGGTATTATCAAACTGGCAATTTTGGTTTGCAGGGAAACGCCGCCGCGACATCAACGACTGTTGGTTATGAGCAAACACTAGCCGTCGTCATGCGCGCAACTCCTACGATGGTGGTTGCATCAGAGACATCAAATTCTGCTATGGCCGCGCGCTCAATTACTCCGGATAGTCCATCTCATATTAGGCCGAATGGTTCAGCGAACAATGTTTTCTCTTGGACCGGAACGTTTACGGCGAGCGCGGAGCTATGATCGACTTCCCCGCCAATCCTACGGTCGGCCAGCAATTCATCGCTGCGGGCGTGACCTGGGTTTGGGACGGGGTGAAGTGGTCTGCGAGCGGCCTCTCCATCGCTTACGTGCCGTTGGCTGGTTTCGTCCCGGCGATGGGCGACAACAGAATTATCAATGGAGATTGCAGGGTAGACCAAAGATGGAACGGGGCCAGCGGGACGGCGAACGGCTACACGGTTGATCGGTGGCGTTATTATTCGTCTCAAGCGGCTAAGGGAACATGGCAGCAAGCTATAAATCAAGCAAGCGATATCGCTACGACAGGATTTGGTTATGCTTTAAACTTTAGGTCATCATCAGCTTATACCCCTTTAGCAACTGATTACTTTGGGTTTCTCCAGGCGATTGAAGCCGATCAGATTTGTGACTTTGCTTGGGGAACCGCCAGCGCGCATCCAGTCACTTTATCGTTCTGGGCCTATTGTACTCTGACCGGCACCTTCAGCGGGGCGGTTCAGAACTACGCGACCACTCGTTCTTATCCGTTCACGTATTCGATCCCTGTCGCAAACACTTGGACGAGGATTGCTATTACAATCCCCGGCGACACGGCCGGAACATGGGTGCTGCAAGGCAATAGCGGCTCGCTTGATCTGTTATTTGATCTGGGCGGTGGGGCGACCTATCGCGCCCCAGCTGGCGCATGGGCGAATGGCAATTTTCTAGGCGCAAACGGCGCAGCCAGTTTAGTCGCCACCAACGGCGCGTCCTTGTTCCTGACTGGCGTCAAGTTGGAGATCGGCTCCGTAGCAACGCCCTACAATCGGCAGTCGCTGGCCAAGAGCATGGCGGATTGTCAGAGGTATTATGAAGCTACGGCTGGTCAACAGTTTTATAGCGGCAATATGAACAATGCTAATGTTTATGTGATTAATGCATATTTTAAGGTGACCAAACGCGCCACCCCAACAATGGTTGTTAATCTTGGCCAATCGTTAGGCTTTCCAGCAACTGGAGTGACGACGGTTGTTGATGTTAATACGGTAGCAGTTCAATTGCCAGCCAATGCTACTGGGGTGTATGGCTATTACACTATGAATTGGAATGCGAGCGCGGAGCTTTGACCATGACCTACACGCAAATCTGGGACAATACTCGCAACCAAGTCAGCGATCAGATGATCCAGCGCGACGAGGACGGCGCGTTCATCCCGTTCGATCCCGACAACGTCGACTGTTTGGAATATCTGCGTTGGATCAACGAGGGCAACGCGCCAAACCCGCCGCCCGCAAACCCGACGCCGCCAATGGAAGAGCCGCCGCCGCCCGACATCCACGAAGTCAACGCTCAGGTGCAGGACATCGACGCGCGGCTGACGGACCTCGAAACAAGCCTAGGGAGATAGGCGCGTGGCTGACACCCAGACGACAAACTACGGATGGATTAAGCCTGAAGTCGGCGCTTCGGCGACCACTTGGGGCACGAAGTGGAACGATAACCTCGATTCTATCGATGCCCAGGTTCACGACGCCAATCTCGTCGTCACCTCTTCGCAAAGGATCGTTCTCAACACTCCTGCTGCGCCAGCGGCCAATTCGATTTCAGGTCAAGCGGCCGGCTCGATGCGCTGGACAATGTATCTGGGTGACGGCTCGGCCGAGAGCGGCGGCAATGCGGGTTCGAATTTTCTCCTGCAGAGCTTCAACGACGCCGGAGCCTATCTCGACACGCCGCTCTCGATTAATCGGGCGACGAGCACCGCGACTTTCAGCCAGACGCTCAACGTGGCCGGCAACATCAGCACCGGCGCTACAATCACCGGCGGCGCGGTCAATTCTACCGGCAATATGTATGCGGCCGGCTCTATCGACGGGAACGGCGGCGTCACCGCTGGGGCAAATGGCTTTTATACGGCCGGGCCGCTCAACTGCGCCAGCGCACAGGTCAACGGAGGGATCAACGCCGCTGCCGGCATCACTTCGAGCGCGTCGATCGGCGCGCATGGCGCGTTTGGCCTGACCAGCACCGGCGGCGATGCGAATTACAACGTCTACGATAGCGGCGGGACGCCGCGTTGTTTCTATGGTTGGCAAGCTTCGACCGGCTACGCCATCGTCGGCAACTCCCTCGGCGGTGGTTGGTTCGCTATGGATCAGGGCGACAATTTCCTGACCAGCGCGTCGCACACTTACAAGACCGGCACCATTCAGTGGGAGGCCTTCTCCGACGCGCGCATCAAGACGGTCGATCGCGAATATGAGCCAGGCCTGGCCGAGGTGCTCGCCCTGCGGCCGGTTCGCTACCACTACAAAGGCAACGATACTCTGACCAAGGACGGAGTTTCACTGCACGCGCGGGTGAGCGGTCAGCAATTCATCGGGCTAGTGGCGCAGGAAACTGAAACGATCATCCCCGACATGGTGAACAAGATCGACGGCTTCATCGACGGCAAGTCGGTGAAGGATTTACGAACGCTCGACATCAATCCTTTGATCTTCGCTCTGGTCAACGCGATCAAAGATTTGAAACAGGAGATCGAGGAGCTCAAGGCGCGATAATGTCGACCCAGTTTCGCCCATTGGAAATTCCACCTGGCGTGGTTGCGTTTCCGACCAAGCAACAACGCTCGTCCAATTGGTCGGAAGTGAACTTGATGCGCTGGGTCGAAGGCCGCCTCACCCCGGTTGGCCCGCAAGCTCAGCTCACCTATTCATTCGCCAGCCGCTGCAAGCTGATCCATTCCTGGTATGACCTTGGCGAAATTCATTACATCGCGTACCTGTGCGAAGAGAACCTCTACGTCGATGTCGGCGGGGTGCGGTTCGACATCACGCCCTTCGAGGGCATGACCGCGCCGCAGCCGCCAAGCGTAGGCGGTTATGGCGATGGGCTCTATTCGGCCGGGCTTTATGGCGAGCCGACGATTTCCAGCATTCAGCCGATGGAGGTCGTGCCCGATGCCTGGAGCATGGACAATTTCGGTCAGATTCTCCTGGTGATGACCTCGCCCGATGGGCGCTTGCTGCAATGGGATCCGACCGGCGGCGGACCTGGCGTGGTGTTCCAAGACCCGTCCTACCAGCCTTGGTCTACGGCTATGGACACCATCATGATGACCGACGCGAACGATGGCAGCGTCGCGCCTGGCATGGAGGTCTTCAACCAGACCAACAACCTGCCGGTCGGCACGGTGCTGACCTATCCGGTCGGCACCGGCACGCTGACCTTGACCGCCAATGCGCTCAATCTAGGCGCCGCGGGCGATATCTTGATTTTCGGCAATCCGGCGCGAGCGGTGGTCGCTGAGCGCGGCACGACCCCGACTGGGCATTGTTTCGTGATCACGAACGAAAGGTTCGTGATGATTTTCGGGGCTCAAGATCCGACCAATGGCGGTTCGTTTCGGCGCTTCGCCTGGTGCGACCAGGAAAACTTCTACGCCTGGGATTATTCCAACATCACCAGCCAGGCAGGCTTTCTCGATGTCGAACCTGCTTCACCCATTCTCTGTGCCAAAGCGAGCCCGCTCGGGATCCTCTTTTGGAGTGCGACGCGGACCTACATATCGGCCTTCCTCGGCCTGCCTTACATCTACAATTACACCGAGATCTACAAGAACGCGACGCCTTGGAGCTCGTGCAGCGTCGTCGCCACCACGATGATGACGCTGTGGTTCTCCGACCAGGGGATGTTTTCGTACAACGGCGCCTGGGTCGCGCCTATGCCGTGCAAGATTCGCCCCTGGATCGACGACGATATCGACATCCTCAACGTGCGCTGGCAGGCCTGCGCGGTTCACGTCGAAGCGTTCAATGAATTCTGGTGGTTCTTCCCGCAGGGCCCGACCAACAATCCATCGGGCTACAACACTCGCGTCGCGATCCTAAACTACAAAGAAGGATGGTGGTCGCAGGGTCAGATGGCCCGCTCAGCCGGCATCGCTTCGTCCTTCACCGTGCCGACGATCATGGCCGATGGTCTGATTCCCTATCAGCACGAAAGCGGCACCACCTATCCGGCCAATGTGCCGTTGCCATGGGCCGACACTTTCGATCTCAACCTTAATTCCGGCTCGAGACTGACCACGGTCAAGCAGATGATCCCCGACATCGAGGGCGACGTCACCAACCTGCTCTACTCGTTGTTTTACAAGAACAGCCGGTCTGTCATGCCAAGCTCTACGGGCGCGTCGATCGCGGTCGCGGAGAAGCAGACGATTCCGAAAGCGGTCAATTCGAATGGCTTTCTCGATCTGCGCACGACCGGCCGCGACATCCGGCTCCGGATCCAGCTCGCCGGTCCGCAAGTCAATCCCGTGACGGTCGGCCAGCACCTAGTCGACAGCGTCGCTCGAGGAGATCGCTGATGATTGTTTCGCCTGGCGCTCCCACCCCTTCGCAGGCGCATCCGCCGCCGCCTTTGCCCAACGATCCGACCATCACTTCGGTCCTGAGCAATTATCTGCAGCAGTTTTCGCTGTGGTGCCGGCAGGGTTTCGCCGCCAAGCTGAACGCCAACCAGGCGCTGCCCGGCATCATGCTGCAGGCCAATGACGCGCCGCCGGGAACTGCGCCTGCGGTGTGGTTGCTTCAGGTGCAAACCAACGGGACGTTCGTCGCCACCCCAGTGCCGCTCGGAGGCGGCCAGCCGTGATGCATCCCTATCATGCGAAGCTCGCACGGGCGCTCGATCGGATGGGCGGGGTTTACACCGTCTCCGACATTCTCGACGCGCTCGCCGCCGGCAAGATGCAGAGTTTCGCCGATGGGGATTCGTGGGCGATCACTCAGATCGTCGATTACCCTCGAGCTCGGATGATGGACGTCCTGGTGGCGCTCGGGGATCTTGAGGCCTGCCGGCGACTGCACGATCGAATTCTACAATACGCCCGCGATCATGACATCACGATCGTTCAGGCCTACGGTCGTCGCGGCTGGATGGGGGAAGCGAGAAGCCACGGCTGGAAGGTGCGGACGACCTCTTACCTGTATCAGAGGGAATTATGAGCGGATCCAGCACCACGGTCCAACAGGGCAGCTCCCAGAGCACTAATGAAATTCCGCAATGGGTGCAAAATGCTGGGCAGCAAAATTACGGATTAGCACAACAAGTCGCCTCGCAGCCTTTGCAGCAATATCAGGGGCAGATGGTCGCGGACGTCGCGCCGCAGACCCAACAGGCGTGGAACCTGGCGGCTAATTCCGGCAATGTCGGTCAGGACGCGCAGAACGCAGCGCAGTCGGGCTATCTCAACACCATGGGGCAGACGCCGGCCCAGATCAGCGCGCCTACTTCCGGGCAGCTCTCCGGCTATATGAATCCGTACACAAGCTCGGTGATCAACCAGACCCTTCCTTTGATGCAGCAGGCCAACGCGCTGCAGCAGAACCAGGTGCAGGACCAGGCGGCCTCGGCTAACGCCTATGGCGGGTCCAGGCAGGGCATCCAGCAAGGCGTCGCGCAGGCTCAGGGGGCCTTGAACGAAGGTCAGATGGCGGCGCAGCTGAACCAGGCGAATTTTGGCCAGGCCTCGACCGCGGCGCAGGCCGCCAACGTCGCCAATCAGGCGGCTGGCATTTCTCAGGAGCAATTGACCAACCAGGCGGCGCAGGGGTTGGGCACGCTCGGCACCCAGCAGATGCAGAACAACATCGCCAATTATGGGATGCTGACATCCGCCGGCGGCTTCGAGCAGCAACAGGGTCAGAACGACATCAACGCCCAGATGGCGAAGTTCCAGCAGGCCTTCCAATATCCGCAGCAGCAGCTCGGGATGATGGAATCGGCGCTCGGGATGACGCCCTACGACACCGGGACGTCAGGCACTTCGGCCTCGACCACCACTCAGACCCAGTCGAATCCGATGGCCGCGGCGCTCGGCGGCATGCAGACGCTCGGCGGCTTGTTCTCTGCGCCCGCGGGCGGCACCAGCGCGATGAGTGGCTTGATGAGCATGCTCGGCGGCTCCGATCGCCGGTTGAAGACCGACATCGTCAAGATCGGCAAGCACCCGACCGGCATCGATATGTACGCCTATCGGTATAAGGGCGACCCCAAGCATTACCCGAAGGTGGTCGGTCCGATGGCCGAGGACGTGAAGAAGATCGCGCCGCACGCCGTGCGCCGGGTGACTTCGAAGGGGCACATGGCGGTGCATATGGATATGCTGAACGCGCTGGGGGCGGGAGCCACTCCGTCCTCATCGCCAGGGGTGGCGAAGGCGATCGGGATACTCAAACAGAGCCCCCAGCCCGGAGGAGCCCTGTCGCCTAACGCCACCCCGCCCTCGCGCGGGATCCTGGCTTCAAACGCGAAACTGCGCGCGCCGGGAGCTCCAATCATAGGGGCCCTCGGTGGCTGACAACCCTTACGCGCCGTCGAATCTCGGAGGGGCTGCGCCGCCGCCCAACTATACGCCGACCTATGCGCCTTCGCCGTTGCCAGGCGCGCCGTCGACGGGCGTCTATCAACCGTCGTTCAGCGTCAAGCAGGCGCTCGTCAACGCCGGCGCGACGCCGACTGAGGCAACCACTCTGACCGCGATTAGCGGCGCGGAGAGTAATTTCGGCAAGAGCCCGATCAGTCCTCCTAACAAGAATGGCTCGCGCGACTACGGTTATTTCCAGATCAACGACGCCGCCCACCCGCAGATGGGTGGGGCTGCAGTCGCCAAGATGCCGCTCGATCAGCAAGCTGCGCTCGCGCTGCAGATCGCGCGCAGCCCAGAGGGGTTTAGGGCTTGGACAACCTACAAGAACGGAGCCTACAGGGCTCACCTTGGCCAGGACGGCTCGAATCCTGCGCCCCCTATCGCGGGAAGCGCGGCTCCTCCACCACCACCGGCGAACGTTGGCACGGCGCTCGCGGCGCTCAGCGCGCCGACCGGCGGGCCCGGAACTAAATCCACGATAGATAATCTACAGTCGACTTTCGCGGGCGGCGGGGGCGATAGCGCGCCGCCGCCGATGAACCTCGAGGGGCAGCAGGCCGCCTCGGCGATGGGCAACGCGCGCCAGGCGCAGATCGCCGCGCTCGCCCCGCAACTGATGATGGCGACGCGGCAGATGGGCGGGCTGCAGGGCGCTCGAGGCGCGCCGAGCTTGGGCTCGACCATGAGCTATCAGGGCGGCCAGACGATGCCGATGGCCAATGCGGCTCCGACGCCGGGCACCACGTTGAATTCTACGGGAGGCCTCTATGGCTAGTGGCGACGATCCGCTTGCCGATTATCAGAACATGCTCGGCCTGCAGGGGCTCACGGGTCCGAATCCTTATCTCGAATACACTGGCCAGATCCCGATGGCCGGCTTTATGGGCGCGCCGACCAACGCCTCGGGTCAGCCGATTCAGAGCTTCACCGACACCCAGAACGCTTCGAACGCCTGGAACGCCGCCAATCCGCCCCCGGCTCTCGGCACCACGTTGAACTCATCGCCGTCCTCATCGCCATCCTCTGCTCAGCAGCAAGCCCTGCGGCAAGCCGCCGCGAATGGCCAGTGGGGCATCACCTCGCAAATGGCGGAAGCGGGCATCAATTCAATACCGCAGGCGAACGCGCTTAGGCAGCAAATGGCGGCGGGACCGACGCAGCAACAAGCGGCGGCTCCGGCCGCGCCCATCAATCCCTACAACATGCGCCAGGCCTATCTCGACGCGCTTTCCAACCCGGGTCATGTGACTACGCCCGGCGCGGTGATGCAGCCCGGCGCGACCCCGACCGGAGGTCAGCAGCCCTCGGTCCTGGCCGCCTTCCTGGCCGCGCACCCGGGCGGCGGGACTCAGATCCCCGGCGGCTATAGCAATCAGGGATTCTTTTCGACTTTAAATAATCTCCAAGCGCAGAAGCAATCAAATGCCAGTTAAAACTCATGCTTCGTTATCTGCTCGGTTTTGGCGACTAGTCGAAAGAGCGGATGGTTGTTGGACCTGGCAAGGGGCGACCAACAATCATGGATATGGTGTTATTCGGTTTGGCGGTCGGGGTGAAAAACTTTTGTTGGCTCATCGTGTTTCGTGGGAAATTAACAAAGGTTCTATTCCAGTTGACAGAATTATCATGCACTCTTGCGACACTCCCCAATGTGTTAACCCGGATCATCTTTGCCTCGGGACCAGGCAAGAAAATCAAAAAGACATGATCAATAAGGGAAGAGGGAAAGGCCAATTCCAGGGAGCTTCGGCATGATCGGCGCTGAGCTTCTCAACCTGATGTATGGGAACCCGTACAATCAGTTCGCTTCGGCGATGAATCCGACGCCCAACCCCAATCCAAACGCGCCGCCGGCGGCGCAGCCTCGGCCGCCGATGAGTCCCGCGCCGGGTCAGGTAGGGCCTGCGCCTCCGCTTCGGACTCCTGAAGTTACGCCGGGGCAGCGTTTCCCTTTAGGCGCCCCCGCGGGCGGCCCACAGGTCACTCCAGCTACTCCAGCCGAGCAGAGGGGCGCGCAGGTTGGTCCTATGCCTCCACAGATGGCTCCTGGCGGGCCTCCTCCAAATACGCCTCCACAGCCCCCGCCGGGGCAGCAAGGCCTGCCGCCGACCGCAGCTACGCAATCGCCGCCCGATCTGGCGTCCTTGTACCTGCAGATGGAGCAGAGGAACCGTTCGGCGAACGAGATCGACCACGGGCTCAACTTGATGGCTGCGGCCTTCTCGACTCCTTCGATGGCCAACGCGATCATGGGCTCGCAGCGCCAGGGCGCCGATCCTGGAGCTCAGCTCGGCAATCTGCTGATGCTGCAGAATATGCAGCGGATGCAGAACATCCCTGCGCCGCCCGGAACCGAGCAATTCTGGAATGCGCTGCCGCCGGATGCGAAAGAGAAATACATCCAGGCGCAGGGCGCGGCCAATATCGACATTGCCAAGCAAGGCGCGGAGACCAAGCAGAAAGATCTGCTCGAGGCGCAACAGAAAGCGCCAACGGCGCTCGCTCAGATGGGCGACATGGACAAACTGGCGGGTTCGATCTCCTCGACTCAAAACGCTGACGGCACCCCCGCGCTGCAAAGCATTCTTGGCAGCGATCGGAAAATCGCCGCGGCCAAGGAGTTGATGGTGGACGATCCTGGCTTCTGGGGAAGCGCCAAGGGGTTGTTGGCGCAAAGCCAACTGAGTCCCCAGGAACAAGCCGTGCTGCAGAACATCAAGCAGCTCAAAGGCCAGGTCTATGGTGATATTTTCACCGCGGCTGGCTCGAAACGAACCGGGACGGAAATCAAGAATGTTCAGGAAGGTCTAAGCCCGCTGATGAATTTCAACCAGGGCTATGACGCCTACATGAAGCAGTTCGGGACGTTCCAGAACACGTTGCACAAGAGCATCGCCAACACCTACGGCGCGGCGGGACGGGTGGATGAGATCCCCGACAGCATGAAATGGGACACGAGCGATCCCAACAATCCAAAGCCGTTGGTGGATTCGACGTATCTGCCAAATGGCAGTCTCTATGCGGGCGGCGGCCAGTGGGCGAGCAATCCGCCGAAGGGCGGCGGGGCGGCCCCGTCCTCCGCGGTCGCCTATCTGAAGGCTAATCCCAATCTGGCGGCGCAGTTTGACGCCAAATATGGAGCAGGCGCGTCGAAGGCCGCCTTGGGGCAATAATGGCCAACCCATTCGACCAGTTCGATTCGGCTCACGCTGCGAGCGGCGGCAATCCGTTCGACCAGTTCGACGCTAAACCTGCATCTGCGAAAACTGCATCGTCTCCTTCCGCGACCTTGGGTGGTTTTACCGCTTCGAACCCCGCCACCTGGGCGCTCGCAGGGCTCGATTCGGCCGGCATGGGCCTTGGGACCAAGAACCCGTTCATGGCCATGCCCGACCAGTTTAAACAGGACGTCGCAGCGGCGCATGAAGGCCTCGGTTGGATGGATTATCCGCTCGGGGCTGCGGCCTATGCGGTCGGGCCGGGCAAGATCCTCGGTCCGGCGGGCAAAGCGATCAGCGAGGCCGGATCGGCGTTGCCCGGCATCGCTGGCAGGATTGCGGGCACCCCCATGATCGCCGAGGGCGCGCTTGCGGGTGGAGCGAGCAGCGCCATAGCCGATCCGACCAACCTTACCGGCATCGCTACGGGCGCCGCGACGGGCGGCGCGCTGGGGGCGGCGGCGCATGGTCTCACCAAGGGCGCGAACGCGGGTCTGAGTAAGTTTTTCGGCAAGGAAGGCAGCATCGACCCGCAGACGGCGATCGCCGCCACCAAGGCGGCGCGCGATGAAGCCTATGCGCCGCTCAAGAACATCGCCTTCAATCCTGACGACGTGCTCAACGCGCATACGAGCGTGACGCTGACGCCCGGCATGGGGGCCGACGTCACTTCGGGCATGGAGAACATGCTCGCCAAGCAGCGCAACGCGATTCAGAACGGCGGCAACACCGCCAACGACATCGCCGACTATATGACCAATCTGAAGTCGGTCAGCGGTTCTCCGAGCGCGAGCAATGGCGATAAGCTGCTCGCCGGGCAGACCGCCAGCAACCTCTCCGATCTGCTCACCAACGCTAATCCGATCACCGATCATGCGCCGGGCGAGGCGGCGCAGACGCTGGAGCAGGCGCAGACCGCGCATCAGCAATACATGATGGCGCAGAACTTGGCCGAGTGGCAGCGGAGAGAGAGCGTAGGCGCGTCAGTGGGCCAAGCGCCGCTGACCGAAGCTGAAAAGTACTATCAGGGTCCGGATGCTCTTCAGAACTATAAGACTCTGACCGATTTGTACCAAAAGAGTCAGGATTCAACCAGTAAACTCAGCTGGGCGTTGGGCCACATGGGCGCGCATGCGATCGGCGCGGCTGGCGGTATGATGGCCGGCTGGCCCGGTGAGTTTATCGGTGAAGGACTCGGTTATTTGTTTGCCAAGCCAGCGATCAACAAGGCGCTAAAGGGCTATGACAAGACTCAATTGCTCAAGGCCTACCAACAGGCCTATCCGCAATTGACCGGACAGCAACTCTTGGGCGCGCAGCCCGGCCCCGAGGTCGGCGACGCGATCAAAAACATCATGCTGGGCAGCGCCTACTGATCGGTGAGCCAGTAATACGCGGCAAGACAGCCAAAAAAGATCATCGCGGCGAAGGGTATCATTGTCATTGTGGCATTTCTTTTGGTTTGATGGATTTTTGTTCTATGAAGATTTCGTCGTGACAGGCTTCGATAGCGGCGGCGTGTTCCGGACAATACATTCCGTCTGGAATGCCTGGACCCCAAGCAACCAAAGACGCCCAACCTTCACTCGTTGGTGTCTTGCTTGTTTTTTTACAATCTTGGAAAGAACACTTCATCGCTTATTCTCCTCTTCAGTAGAATAAGGATATGGATTTATATGAGTTTCTGTATTTGGAATTTTCCAGTGCAGCTGGCGAAGTCCGTGTTGACGGAGTCTCAAATTGACGCCGGCGCGAGCTGGATGTGCGCCACCAATGATTTCAGCTTCTTTTCCTTTTTTGGGATTCCAACTTCTCAATCGTCCGGGACCAGAAGCTCGATCAGCTTGAGATTTGACGCGAGGCGCAGGCTTCTCGCCTGTGTGCTTTAGAACCCATTTTTCTATTTTGTCGATATTTGCTTCGGTTGGAACATGATTATCGTGAAGGCGTGCCTGCAAGGTGCCGTAGGCGATTTTCATTTCTTCCGCGATAGCTGTCATTTTCAGCCCCTTCTCGGAAGAAATTTTTCTAATTTGTCTTTTTATTTTTTGCCAATTCTCAACCGTCATTCTCTTTTTCGCACCATCCTTTCTCCGCACGCCTCGCACTTGAGCGAAGCGAAGGTGGAACGAAAATGCTTGAATTGGGAGCCCTTCGTCGAAGCGATAAATCGCGTTTCGCACTTCTTGCGGCGTCAAATAAATATAGCGCAACCCCTTATCAGGATCAGTCCAGCGAATGGTCGCTGTGTCGGTTTCTACATTCGCGGTATTTGGAATCGTTTCCGCAATCGTCTCTGAAATCCAGCAATGCTGCGAATCGCGCCGTACAGCTTGATCGATTTTCTCTTGAGTGAGAACGACCGTTACGGACGGTGACTTAGGCGCGCGATAGACGATGTTTGATTTGGGGGTATGATTGGAGCTAGCCATGATGAGAACTTCACTTCTCGTTTGTGGTCAGGAGAGGCGCGGCGCTGAGCACGCCGCGTCGATCCGCTTAACAGCTATGTCATTTTCGTGAGGTGATGGCAAGCCTGATTTTCGTGAGACGACCAGACCGGAAATTAGTCCTAGTCGTCTCACGAAAAACAGCGAGAGAGCGAGAGTAATCTCTCGCCCTCTCTAGCGTCAGCCTGACACGGTCCCATAAGGCGGGGGCCTAAACAGGGAACCTTTGGCAAGCGACTAGGGGGTATGCGCCTGCCTCAGACCAGCGCGTCGGAAGCCCATCAACCCCATAAGCCCGAAGCCTAGCGCCAACATCGCCCAAGTGGAAGGCTCGGGCACGCCGGTCGTCAATTGGATCGAGCCGCCAAACGATTGACGCGGCGCGGTGAAGTCCACGGCGAATTGCGTCTCGTCGGAAGTGAACGTCCCGGCCGCCGCTGACACCGGGCCGAAGGAGCCATCGAGCAGCGCCACTGGGAAGGTGTGCGAAGCCAGCAACCCGCCATCGGCGAAGGTCGACTCGGTGGTCGGACCGGGATCGTTGGTGAGCCCGTTGACGGTGAAGGTCGAGAGCGTGCCGCCGCGCCCGCTGATCGCGCTTTGCAGGACATCGACCGTCAGAATGTGCGAGCCGGTAAAGCCCGCCGCTGCGCTGGCGTCGAGCGTGACGCTCGAGAGGTCGGCGTTGGGCAGGATCGGGCTACCCTGCGCGGCGATGGTGATGTTGGCGAAGTTGGCGTCGTTGGCGGTGAGCGACGCGGCGCCGGTGGTGATCCCGGTGACGTTGTCGATGAGCGCGCCGTTATCGAACACTTCGATTTGCAGCGTCGCCTGCGCCGGGGCTACGAGCGCGGCGAGCGCGGCAGTCGCTAGTAGGATTTTACGCATTCTTGTCCCTTTCCAATTACCCAACCCTTCATCGCACGAATATGCGACAATCGTCAGTCACGTTTTCGCTCTCTCAGGCGGTCAGCCAGGTCTTTAGCCATATCGCCCAGCGGCCGCATTTGCCGTACGCAATATTTGACCCCGTCCCGGTAGCCCCAGAGATATGAGCCAATCATCGCAACGACGATGATCACTGCGAGGCCGAAGTTCATGCCGCCGGCGCCGCGGTTTTAAGATTGCGGAAAACCGATTGATACAGCCGCTCTTTGCGCTGCAGCGCCTTGACGATGCGACGATCGAGCGCAGAGCCTGAAAGGTCAATGTACGAAACGTACTCGCCTGTCTGGCCGCGGCGATGAATTCGGTCTTCGACCTGGTCGCGGGTATCAGCCGAGTAGGAATTTTCGAAGAAGATCATGGTGCGGCACTTGTCCTCCTCGACATTGACGTCGCCAAGCAGGGTGTGGCCGTACTTACTGGCTTCGGCTTGCAGGAGGATGATCCTGCAGCGGGGGTCGTTGTTGAACCTGAACTTCTGCTCTTCGACGTCCTCCGGGTTCATCCGGCCACGAATCCAAGCCGGGTCGTAGTCTCTCAGCGCCTTGAACAGGAGATCAAACACAGGCCGATGACGGTAGACGACGCAGACCTTGCCCTCGACCTCTTCGTCGAGGAGTTGATGGAGCAGCTTGAGCCGGGGATTCTCGCTCGGGCGTACGAGCTCATGAACCTCACCGGATGCGTCATATACGAAGCCCGTCTGGATCTGGGCCAGTTTCTCGTATTTAGCGATCGCGACGTCTACGGTGACGACCCCGCGTTCGATCTCGACTAGGAACTGGTGCTCCATCTGATTGTATTGGCGCAGTTGTTCGGTCGACATCGCATAGTCGCGGATGGTTGGATCCTTGCGCGGCAAATCCGGAAGCCAATCCGCCTTCTTGGCCTGGAACACCGCCGGGGCCATGATGCGAGCGAGCACGTCGGCGTTCTTCTCCCGGATCACCTCCTTGTTCTGCCAACCGCCCATGACGCAGAATGCGCCGCGGAAGGCGTAGAAATTGCGATCGGTGAACAGGTCGATGGCTCTGAGTTGCCCCCAAAGATCATGCGGGCCTTGGGTTTGCGGGCGGCCGGTTAACAATCGCTTCCAGCAGCAGACCGCGGCCAGGCGATGGATCGCCCTGGTCTGTTTGGATCTGTGCCCTTTGATCTGAATCGATTCGTCGATCGCCAGATATGTCTTGCCGATCGCCGCCCATTTGACGATCTGGGTCAAGACCGCCGGCATGCGGATCGCTTCGTAGTTGATAATCAGGATCGGCGGCGAGTTGTGACCCTGGCGGCCAAGAAACCGCTGCGCCTCCTCTTTCTTCGAGGAACGAAAGACATGGGCGTTGAAGCTGAAACCATGTTTCTCAATTTCGTCGATCCATCCCTGCTTGAATGTATTGGGAGTGACGACGATCATTTGGTCGGCCTGGCCGAGGCCTTGGCACCACGAGTATTCGGTCAACGCGCATAGGGTCTTGCCCAGTCCCTGCTGCAGAAACCAGCCGACGCCCGGCTTGTCGCGGGCGAAATCGAGCGCGGCGATCTGGACCGGGTCGAGCTTGCTCATGTTGGGGGTCCAAATGGCCAATCTGGATGAGGATAGTCATCAGGAAATGCTTCTGGGCCTTTCCAGATGTGTTCGGCAATATCTTCTAGACACTTAGCTTCGTCTGTTGCTCCAGCGAGTCGCAACCCTCTAGCTTGATTTTCGATGACACACCCAAGAGCCCCCATCAAATCTTCAGGACCATGTTCTGCAAGGAGTTGCGCCAAGGTGTTCCAAAGGCGACGGAAATCTTCTGGATCCGCTGGCCTTTCTCGTTCCTTGCTCATTTCTTCCTCCACATCCCATCGCTGGTGCGCTCGATCACGCCATGTTTGCGCAGTTCCTCGAGTCGCGAAGTGACCGAATTCGCCGAGAAACCGGCGGCCACAGCATTGGGCCGGATGTCGACTGCGCGCTTTGGTCCATCCGAGAGCGCCGCCATGATGACGCTGTTGACGCCCTTTTCCAGATCCGGGCCTGGCGAGGCGCGTTTGAAACTCTTGCGCTTGGTGATGTGCTTGACGGCATGCGCGATCGCTTCGAGCGGGAGCTTGGGTTGACGCTCGACGAGCTCTTCGACTGATAAGTTCTCGATCGGCAGCATCTTCGACATCAGGCCAAACAGCGTCTCGCCGTCGATGGTGAAGCCGATCTTGAATTTAACAGTCATCGCTGGGTTCCCGGTCCGTGTTGTCGAGCCATTCTTTGAGCCGGATCGCCGGGTCGTAACGGCAGGGCAGGCACACGCAGACGAAGGCGATAAGGCCGAGTAGGATGGGGAACCAGTTCATAGGCGGCTCTCCAGTTCAGTGATCCGGCGATTGAAGAGATCGAGGTCAGCGTGGACGATCTCCCAACTCTCTCTGTAGGCGTCGTTGAGAGCGTCCAGCGCCAGTTTCATTTCGACGGTGGTTCGCCGCATCACGAGAATGACCCTGTTGATCGCAATCGCGCAGGCGCCCGCACTGAGGACGCAGCCCCAGATCGAAATGATAGTTATGATGTCCCAGATCATAGGTATTTCACAAATACAGTTACGATTTTATGCATGTTTTCCTTCGACGGTTGACTGATCTCTCGAGTCCAAACCGAAATTCGATCGCGGCCGCGCGCCACATACTTGCCTTCGCTGTTGAGGTAGCGGCCCCAGATCTCCGCGGCGAAATCGGATTGGCTCATGTCGTGGCGCTTCAAGAAGGTCCGAAGCTCTTCAGCGATGCTCATAGGCGGCCCTCGATGTCACAATTAACTCGTTGGATGATCGCCGCGGCGCGCTCAACCTCGACCATGTCTGAAGCATGCAGGAGCGCCTCGACCTCCTTGTCGCAAAGGCGATGAGCCAGACGATCCTGGCGCGCGTCAGGAGCTTCGATCGGCGCGACCGGCGGCGCAGGTTTCCACGGAGGCAGCAAGACCCACAGGACAAAACCGCCGGCGGCGATCAGCGCGGCGAATTCCAGGGGCTTCATTTCACCCTCCGGATCTTCGCCATACGGACGACGTGGCCCATAGAACGCCTTGGCGGCTCTGCAGCCGAGGCTGCGACATACGGGACGAAGCCGATCTTGTAGCCCAGCACCCGCGCCACCGCGTTGAGCGTAGCCGCCTGGGGTTTGCGAGTCTTGCCTTGGAACCAAGCGCGCAGCGTCGCCGAGGTGACGCCGGAATGTTCTTCGATCTTCGAATAGGTGAAGCCGCTCGCCTGGACGATGCCCCGCACCTCGTCGATGATGGGGTCTTTGTCTTGAAAACTATAACTTTTATATGTGAAACCTTTAGCCATCAGCTCGCGCTCCCGTACTGATTGCGCCATGTTCTGCGCTTCAGGTCTTTCGTTGCCTCACTGTGATGTTTGCCCTCGAAGCCGCCAACGCGACCTTGATTGGATGCGCTGATCTTTTGCTTAGAGGTTTCGGAATGCTTTTTGCCGAGCCAGCGTTTGTTTCCTTTATGAAACGCGCCGATTTTCAGCTTGGCCTCTTCGGTGTGCTGATAGGTCATTTCGTTCAAGTTTTGGGTGCCCAAAACAATGCGAACATTGTCGACAGCGTATGGGCCCTGATCGCCGGGTCGAGACATGTGATACTGACCTGAGTTGCGTCCTCGCAGTTCCCACTTCCCCGAGTCGGTCCAGATCTTCGACCACTCTTCAAAGGTGAGCCGCCAAGCAATGCCTCGCCGCTTGGCGTTGCTCTTTTGCTGGTTAAACACCTTGCGACTCTTACTCATCGGCCTCCTCCTGTTCTTTCTGCCGTCGAAGATCGCGCTCGACCAGCGCCTTCGCTCGATGCACGGCGCCGAGCGCGCGGCCAAGCTCTAAGGCGGTTTCGTCAAGGCAGTCCTCGAGTTGACCGCGCATTGGGGCCAACTGCGCGAAAGCGGCTTCACAGCGCGCCAGGATCTCAGGAAGCTTCATGCGTCACCGAGCTCGTCGACGGCGCGTTGCGTCATCGGAGTGCGCGGGCCGTCAAATAGGTTTTTCGGCGTTATGACCCGCGCCTGGGCCGTCTGAGCGATGCTCTTCTCAAGCGTCTTCGCCTCTAACGCCTCACTACGGATCTGCGCCAAGATAACGAGGTCGTTCCAGTGCCTTGCATCATTCGGATCGCCGGTGAGGATCTTGGCGATGCGAGTCGCGATCAGTTCCAGAGCCTCCTTACTCTCCGGAGGCATCGGCTCCCAGTTCCTTCCACGCCGCAGCGCAAACTTGAGTCCTTGCGCCAGCTGCGCCATGTCTTCGAAGGGACCGTTGGTAATCTGCTTGTCGCGCATTCTTTCATCGAGATTCATTTCGTTCCCTTTAGATATTCGAGCAGCACGCCGACCCACTGCCCGTTGCCGTAGAAGCACGTACGGACGTCAGCCTGCTTGACCCACGGACTTACGAACATGTTGCGCGCCTTCCAGCCGATCAGGACCGCGGTCATGCCGGCCGCCCGGATGCGGTTGCCTTCGTGCCATTGGCGCTCGGTCGGAGCGAAAAGGTTGCCGTCAACCATCTTGCCTTCGCCCCAGACGATGGGATGACCGGGCAGCTTCATCACCAGATCAAGCAACCCGGTCGCCCAGCGGTCCTCCCACCGCCGCGCGTACCCGCCAGAGAGGGAATTGATCTCTCTGACGAGCTCACGTTTTCTTGTCGCTTCGTCCATTACTCGTATTTCTTTCGTATTTTTCTAGCTACAACGAGCAACTTGCGAGCGAAGGCGACGAACTCTTCAGGCGGCATTGGGGCGTCATCGAGCTTATCCCCGACGTAGAGGCGCAAGGCCGCGCCATCGGGGGCAAGCTCTAGAAAGTCCTCGAGCGCCTTGATGAGCTCATCGGCGTGCTTCTTCATTCCGCCGCTCGCTGATAGCCGCTCGCCAGCTCGTAAAGACCGTCGCCGACGCGTTCGATGACCCGGCTCTTCTGCAGCATGGCGAGGCCGGTCGAGAGCGACCCTGCCGCTAGGCCGCCGTGCTCGAGGGCCTCCTTGAGCTCCTTGGCGGTCAGCGGGCCGTTCTGCAGCGCGGCGACGATGGTGTCGTTGACCTTCGAACCGCGCGCCGGGCGCGTCTTGGGTTCGTTTATGATCCGGTTAGGCGATGGGTTCGCGGCCCAACGATCGACCGGCGTGGTGGTGATGACGACCGATTCGACCAGGGGTCCGATCTCCTCGATGAACCGAGCCAGCTGCTCGGCGTTCTGCATCTTGATAGTTGCGCTATAGGTGTTCTTCATTTTGCTTCCTCTGTGGGCTCCTTGTTGGCGGACCAGTCGCCGTAGATCTCAAGGGCGCAGCGCATGGCCCGCGACGCCATCTTCAGATGAACCCCCTGTTTTACCATATCGTCGGTGTTGAGCACCTTGTCGATGTGCTCGACCACGATCTCCAGCACCTCGTTCATGGTGACCGCGTAGGGATAGGTTAAATCGTCATTATCTTCGCCCATGCGTTAACGTGCGCCGCCGGCATGCTGTTGAACCGCCCTGACCATTCCTCGACGCCGCGCGCGATGTCGACCAGGAGCCAGCCATAGGTTGGAGTCTTCTTGTGCTTGAACAGCACCACCCGATAGGCGCGGCCCTTGTGCGTGAAACTGTGGACGAAATTGCCGTTGGCCGACTTGCCCCAGTTGCGCAGCGACATGAACATATGATGTTCGTACTCGTCCGAATTTCGCATCCGCGGATTGGGCGGGTTCTGCGGCGTGTCTTCGACGTCGTGAAATTCGGGTTCGGGCTCGTAGCGGCGCAGGATCTCGAGCGCGACCATGCGCGTCGCTGGATCGCCGCGCAGGTCTGTAGCCAGCGCGCGGATCTTGGCGAGACGTTGTGGCGTCATCAGACAAGCCCGGCGCCCTTGCGAATGCAGATCCTTTGCAAGAGGTACAAGAGCGCGGTGGTCGGATCGGGAGCCATCGTCTTCTCGCCAAGCATGCCGTAAGCGACGCGCGCGGCGATCGATAAACGCAGGACATTGCGACCGCGCTCATCGTAATAAGGACCAAGCGCCTCGGTGACCATCTTCTCGCTCTCAGCCCAGGTTTCCGGGATTTCGATCTCTTGTTTGTTGCGGCCCAGCGTGACGAACTTCATTCCTCATCCGCCTCTTCGAACTTGAGCCACCGGATCTCGCAACCGCACCGGCGCGCCATCAGACCAATGATCTCGATCATCATCTCTTCCTGCTTTTTTCGCGAAAGCTCTGGGAAAGCGTCGAGCAAGGCGAGCTTGATCACCCCATGGTTAACGATCGCCGTAACCTTGACGTAGTTCTCTGGACTCATTTGTGGCATTGCGGCGCCCTTTGACGTCAAAATGGAATAGAGTCCTCGTCCTCCATTTTGTCGGCGAAGTCGCGCGCTGTTCCTTCGGTGCGCCGCTCAGTGTTGATGTCGTCAGCCTCGCCTTCGAAATCGGTGACAAAACCGCTTTTGGCGTACTGATCGTAAAGGGCGCGCGTAAACTTGCCCTCCTCTTCGGTCTGCAGATTGCCGATGTACTGGTAATCATAGGTGAAATAGGGGTCGCCGCTCGGCCCGGTCTTCTTTTGCACGACGATTCGGTACCGCTGGAAATACTGATCGACGCCGATCGCGCGCGTGGTCGAAATGAAGTTCTGAGTAGGCACCACGCCGGTGCGCGCGTTGGTGAAAACGCATAACTGCTTCTGACCATTCGGCAGATCGATCAGCCAGAGCACGTCATAGGTCAGCGTGGCCGCGGGCTTCGAGCTCGGATCGTCATCTTGCGACGAGCCAAATTTGTGCATCCGGTTTTCGAACACCGTCTTCTTGATGTGCCATTTATAGACCTTCGGATTGCCTAGGAACTTGACGTCGAAGGTTTGATTCGGGACGTCCCAATGGATGCCGTCCGAGGCCGACGCGAGCGGCCCCTTCTGGTCAGAACCAGGCATTTTTGGGGCCCAGAGCTGATAGGTTTTGCGCAAGAGAATCGGCGTGCCGGTGACCGACTGGCCGAGGTTCAGGTTGAGGATCGAGATCCAGAAATTCCCCGGATTCGCGCCTGGCGTGCCGTTCATCACCGCCGGGCTTTGGCCGGCGAGCACCATCAGCCGCGGCGGCTTGAGATCGGAGGCGTCGATATTGCCGAAGGAAGCCCCGGTCGAGGCCTTGCGCATCCAGTCGGGCACTGAACTGGATTCGGGCTTGCTGACGTCGGTGGTCATGATGCGATACATTCCTTCCTTGAGGCGATAGCGGGGTTTTTCAAAATTCACGAGCTTCGCACCGTCCATAGATGCTGGTCGATTCGCCCAGCATCATCTCGGCCTCCATGGTCAGGCCGCGCGCTGTGGCTTCGGCGATGTAGCGGTTGCACAGATCTGAAAACTCATGCCAAAAGCGGTTTTTGAGATCGGTGAGAAAGTCGAGATCCTCTTCGGTCATCGTTCACGCCTTCGTGTGATCGACACGTAGGGCGTGGCCGACACCTTGAAGATGTCATCCGGAAGCGATCGCCCGGCCTTGACTTCGTCCTTGGCGAATGCGCCCAGCGTCTGGGCGCTGACGGTTTCGACGATCAGGCCTTCGTTGCCGGATCCGCGCAGCCAGTCTAAGCCGCGCTGCTTACTGAGCATTGAGGCCGACCAGCGATCGTTGATCGACACTCGGCCGACATCCTTAATCTTAATTGTCTTGACGTTCTGGTTCTGAAACATCGTCGGCAGGAGCTCATACGAAAGCCCCTCCACATGCTTTTGCAGCGCCGTCATCTTTTCGGATAGCGCCTTGACGGTGTCACGCAACTCGGCAAAATAGGCGACGGCAGTGGGAATATCGTTGTGCTCGACCACTTCGTTGGTGTCTTGCGTCGCCCGTTCCAACAGGCTGTCGAGCTTCTGGCCGGCGTAGTCGGCGGCAACCTGGGTTTTGAATCGTAGCATCGTTTGGTCCTCTGAGTGGAACCTGCTATGGAGGTTCGAGGACTGAATATGTGACAATAAAAGACGAAGTCAAGTGAGAAAGGGATTGTCCCCATGTCTATTTTGACCACCCTCGCTCTGATGACCAGCGCCGTCGTCGCGAAGCTTCACAACCCCGACGTCGAAATGACCCGTCTCCAGGCGAAGATCGATGATCTCGAAGGCCAACTCACAGAGGCGAAGACGGTCGCGGTAGTTCTGGGGCGAGAACGCGATCAGTTGCGCGTGTTGGTCGAGCGATACCAGGGGCGAGAGGATCAGCAGCGGCCGGCGGGACCGGATTTTAGCGTTCATCAGATTACGGAGGAAATGCGCTTGCGCTTGCAGGCGCAATATCAGATGCGACAATTGCAGGCGATGGCCCAATCGCAGCAGGCGCTGCAGATGCTGGCGCAGCAGAACTTCTATGGCGAAGGAATCCCGCAGATGCTTGGCCTGCAGCACAATCAGCTTGGTGCGCAGCTGACGGGCGCGCATGAGGGCTTCTGCAATTGCGTGCCGGCGCGCCACGATATGTTCCTTAGACGCGACTAAGCCGCTCGGCGAGCGCGTCCCATCGCTTCGCCTCGTCGCGATCGCCGTGGCGCATCGCCCGCATCGTCATCTGCTCGGCGATGCGCTTGAGCGTCGCGACCACCGCTTCCGGCTCGTCGGCCTCGACTAATTCCACAATTTGAAATCTGAGCGCGTCTTTTTCGTGCGGATTCAGCGCCACGTTGCTGCTTTGACGGCCCACATCTGCGCCGCCTGCGCCTCGGTGATGGCGATCGAGTACATGCGCTTGATCTCGGGATCATCCGAGGCGTCGCGCAGCGCATGGCATGAGTCGATGAATGAGGCGGCGCAAGCTTTCAGTTCGTCGACCTCGGAGGATCCGCTCGGGTTGAAGGAATAGCCGACCGCGCGCTCGCCGAAGGTCTGATCGGTCATGGCGCTGTCCTGTGTCGCTCGGCGCGGGTCATCCGGCCACGCTTGATTCCCTTGGTGGTGGGTTTGTTCGTTCCGGCCTTTAGTGAGCCCGATTTTTGCAGCGTCGAAGTGCCGATGGCGTAGGCGCTCGAGGCGCCCCAGCCCTTGGCCTTCAACTGCTTCACAGCTTCGTCCAGGATTTTTGGCATCAGGTGATCGCGATCGCATTGGAGGTCACCTCCACCGTGCCGCCGGCGTTGGTGCCAGCCACCCGGCAAGAGATGTTGGTCGCCGCATCGCCCGCGACAGTGACATAGGTCGCGCCGGTCGCGCCTGCGATTGTCGCGCCGCCGCGCAACCATTGACGCGTAAGGGTCGGCGAACCCGTCCATGTCCCGGTCGAGCAGTCGAGCGTCGTCGCGCCCGCGACGCCCGTGCCAACGGTGATTGAAGCGACCGGCGCCGCGGTGTTCGTCGGCGGCGCTGTCGGCCGCGCAGCGGTGAGAAGACTCGCCATCGTCGCGACGGTCAGATTGCCGGCCTTGCCGCGATTGATGAGCAGGGCGAGCTCATTGGTGAATTTACTGTTCGTTCGTTGACCTGGAATCAGTCCCGTCGGCGCGCGCTGCAGCGTCGTGTCGTAAGTGGTTGTATCGCCGCCGAGCGCAGTGACGGCTGCATTCAGAGCGGCGGTGACGGTCACTGGGCTGAAGGGATTTTGATCGACAAGCAAGTCGAGCTTATGAGCGAAAGTAACGCGATCCATGCTCATGGGACTGCCTCAGAACGGCACGTTTGGATATTGCCAATTGGCCGGGTTGCCAAAGAACTTCTTATTCGAGAAACCAGCTGGCGCTTGAGCTCGAGCGCCGCGACCGCCGGTCGAGATACCGGCGTTCTGCAGCTGCATTCCGAGCATGGCGTTGTTCATATTCGGAGTTCCGGCTGCGGCGCCCCATCCACCGCCCGGCTGCGGCGCTGCGAGCGCGCCAGCTGGAGGAGGTGCTTGAGCTCCACCTCGGTTGAAAAGACCGGAAAGGTCGAGCGCGCCCATCCTGGCCGGGCCGCCAGGCTCACGCGCACCACGATTAGTGCCGGTGCTGGGATCATAGGAGGCCGAAAGCCAACCGCCCCTCGTCGGGCCGCCCGAAATGTCGGCGTTCGGTCGGTCGATGGTGGTGAAAGCGTTCGAAGGATGGATGGCGCCGGGGTCAAACGGTGGCAGGGGCGGCGCGCCAGGCACGCCATAACCAAGGTTGACATGCTGAGGAGCGGGCGGCGCGTTGCCGCCGCTGTAGGGAATCGGGCCACGGATGAACGGCGGCAGGTTTGGTGGACGAGGCGGCGGCAGCGGCGGGTAGCCCAGTGGCGTCGGCGGGGGCGTCGCCGTCGCGGTCGCAGTCGGAGCTCCGCTGGGCGGCGCGGGGGCGGTTTGTGGCTGAGTCTGGGTCGCTGGTGCAGGTGCAGCTTGAGTTTGACCGCCGTCATAACCAAAAAGCTTGCCGATAGAATGGATGAGCCAAGGGTCATCCGCCAGCGGCGGATTGTTGAGCCTCTGATTCATCTGCTCTGGTGTCGGCGTCGGAAAGGCGTTGAGGGCGCCAACCCCAGTCATGAGCCCACCCCCGACGCCCGGCAAAGTCATGGGGTTGACGGTTGGAACCTGATACCCAGGCGCTCCGGTTGTTGATTTTGGAGTCAACAGGCTTGGGCGAGTTTGGGTCGCTGGCGGTTGGAACTGCGAAGCACTCGGCGCCTGAAAGGCTGGCTGACCAGTAGAAGAATTTGGCGTGCGGATCGCAACCGGGCCGCCGCGCGATAAGGTTGTCCAATCTCCGCTTCCGGGCGTTGGCGCCGCGGTGGCGGTCGGCACGCCATTGATGCGCGTTCCTGGCGGGATGATTTCCTGCCCGAATTCGTCGGTGTAACCGTAGTCGTCCGCCATCAGCGTTCCAGGGGCGTAACCCCGGCGACCTGTTGAGGTTGCTGATCGGGATCGCGCTCGTCATGCGCCGCGACCCAATTGGCGATGCCCATCTCTTGCATTTCGCGCGAGCGTTGCAGTTGCTCTTCGCCGACTGTCACAACGTCGCTGACCGGCATCTGCTCGGGCTCGACCGGCACGTCGGGCCACTGATTGTCGGGCGCATACTCCGGCAAAGTGCTCGGTTCGTCAGGCAACCGGCTGTCTTGTCCGTAGATCGGTTGCTCCGGTTCCGGCCGCGGTCGCTGCGGAGCTCGGTAAGTTGTGGTGGTCGTGCGCTTGATGGTTGCCATGAAGGCCTCCTATCGCTCGCGCGAAACATCCTCCAAAGCGCGCAATTTCGCAATCCCCACTATTCGCTCGTCCGCATCTGGACAGGCGACCCAATCGAGCGTCGGGAGCACAAGGTTTGTGATTCGTTCCGGTGTGCTGAACCGTTCGCTACGGTGCGGCGCGAGCGCAGTGAAGCACTTCTGCGGTTTGGGGTAGTGCCAGACGCGATAACAATGAGCGTCCGCCGGTGTCGCCAACAGAAGTAGAATCACTCGTCCGGCATAGCATCCGGATCGTAGGGCCCGCGCCGCTGACCCTGTTTTCGCTGCTTGTTGCCCCGCCATTCCCCGCCGCCTTCTAGCGACATCACGTCGTTGTCGCCCCAGTCGTCAGGAAAGTAGTCCCAATTGTTGGTGATTGGCAAGTTGTGAGCCTGACCCATCTTCTCGAGCAAGGTGCCGTATTTGAACTTGAATTTGCGCAAGTCGCCACGCACCGTCTCGACCACGCCGGCGCGCTCAAATTCCATGATCACCTGAGAAACCTCGACCTTGGTGCGCCGGCCGTCGACGCGAAAGATCGCCTCGCGCAGCATGGCGGTGGAGAACCAGGCAGTGATATCCTTGCCTTGCAGCACGCGCGCGTCAGCGACAATATCGCGCGCCACTTGTCGCGCCTTCGACATGGTCGAGCGCACCACATTCACATCGTTGCGCGAGGAATGCTGCAGATCCTCGAGCTCGGCGCGGGTGACCTCGAAATCCATGAAGTAACGCATCAAGTGCTGGCGAAAGACGACGCTCTCGAGCGCCACGACCAGATCGTTATAGAAAGGCTTGAGAGTGAGGGCCCAGGTCTGGAATTCAGTGTCCGTCATCCGTTTATTTTCAGCGGTCCAGCTCATGACAAAGAAAAACGCCCGGTCGGCGGCGTCGGCGGGCGTTAAGCCTATGTCAGGAGAGTTGGAGGCGATCATCAACCGTGATGGGATGTAATAGTCGCGCTGGTCCTGGCGCTTGAATTGGCCAGAGACATATTCGGCGCGGACGATCTTCTTGATCGTGTTGATCGAGCCGGCCGACTCGAGTCGAACCTCGTCGATGAAAGTGATCAACTTGCCGACGAAGGGGGTGATGACGAATTTGTTGTCGGAAAGCAGATCAGCTGCGGCGCTGCCGGCCATCGAGCCGTACATGGCGCGCATGAAGCTATCGCCATACTGGGATTTGCCGATGCCCTGGCCGCCAACGATGATCGGACAAACCTGGGGTTTAACCTCCGGGTGCTGGGCGATCTGAGCCTTGAACTGCTTTAGCCATTTGATCTGCGCGTCGTTGTCCTGCGTCAGATAACTGAGCATGCGGTCGAGCATGCTGATCGCGCGCGCCATGATCGCCGGGTCGACGGTGGCGATCGGCTTGATGGTGAAGCCTGGGAAGACGTTGAGGAGCCGGTATTCGTCCGGATGCTGGTCCTCGCCATTGAGGAGCCCGTGGACCGGGCTGTAGCGTAGGATGGACCCAGGTCTATGGCCGGGGCGGAATTCGCGGTGCTGGACGTCCGAGCGCAGCGAGGATTGGGCGTAGAGGCGGAAGGGGTTGTGCGCCTTCTTGCCGACGACGATCGATTCGTTCTGATGGCGCCCGACCAGGTCGTCAAATTTATGAGCGTAAGTCAGCCCTTTGAGCAATTCATCGCGATCGAGATATTCGTGCGCGGTGCGGTCGAAAATGTACTGATCCGACATCTGCTCGATCGCGTCGATGTCGAGCCCAGCGCGAAACGCTCGCCGGATCCCCACCTTAGCTTGCGGGCTAAATAGAGTTTCGAGCGCGCCCCAACCCGGCACCGGCGCGGTCGGATTGCGATCGAGCGCGGCCTCGGCGTGGAGAAAAGCGACGCCAAGGTCTTTCTTGGCGCCGAGTCTCTCTAGAAAGGTCAGTAACTCGCTGACGGTAGCGGAAGAATCGACTGGCGCCCAGCACAAACCCTCGAGGCTCTTGCCGCGGGCGTTGATGTCCTGGCCTTCACGGACGATGCGGGCAATCCAGCCGCCGAGCGTACGGGTGAGACTCACATCCCAATCCTCGAGCCCGTCGAGGTAGATCTGAACCCAATAGCCAAGCGTGGCGAAAGCGATCGCACGACAAATAGATTCCATATTTGTCGCAGGCACTGGTCTTGGCTCGAGATCCTCGAGGCCGAGCTCAAGATCGGTCGCCGGCGGCCTACCCCGCGGTCGCCAGACAATCAGATCGCCGCCGAAGCGCGAGCCTGGCAAGGGCTTCGAATCGCGCCAGATTGCCTTGGCGGTCTTGGTTGGCGGCGACGAATAGGTGAACTTGGTTTCGACCCAGGCGCCGGCTTTGTCTTTGAAGCCGCGGGGCCAGCGATCGGTCCAGCGTTCGATCGAGGTCGGATTTTCGACCTTGAGGATGATCGAGGAGATCGGCTTGTTTAGAGGCCCAAACGATACTCGAGCGTCGAGTTGGCTCGCAAACAGCATAAACCAGACCTCGTCGGGCGCCTGAAGCTGCAGTTCGATGAAGCCATCGGCCAATCGAACGGCCAGATTGCGCTCGTCGCTCTGCAAGCGCCATTCTTCTAAATTGGTGTCGAGTTGGGGGGTTGCGAGCGCGTCATCCGGCTTCGGGGAAAGGGACTCTGGCTGAAGCCAAATGACCGGCGCTCTGAGCCGTCTTTTGGTTATGAAATCAATGGTCAAGGATCTTTGGAGCTGGGTTGTTTCCCAAGGCATTTGGCGCACCCAAAGAGGAACAGGTTTCGACCCCTTCGAACGCGCTGTCAAACCGCATTGTGGACAAAACTGGATATCGCTATTACATCAATCGCGAGGCTGTTTTGGCGCCTTCAGCCTTGCGGACCATCGCGGGGCCCTCGTGTGGCATCGGGGGCCCCATTTGGCGAAAAAGGGGAGGCCGAAGCCTCCCCAAGTCTCGCGACGTCGCCTAGCGGTGGGGGATTCGAAATAGAATCCCGCCAAGCGACCTTCTTTAAACATCACGGTCCTCGCGCGGCGTCAAGGACTGTAGTTGCGGCCTCCACATATTTCTCCCAGTGCGCGCTTGTCAGATTGATCTGCTTGTCCTCGCCGAATGAATCGAGGATCAGCATCCGATCCTCAATCGCGGTGATGCGCCAGGCGCGGCCGGCGATCTGCAGCCAGCAATGATCGTCGCCGAGATCCGGCTCGAAGCATTTGCCGTCATGTGGAATATCTCGGATCAGCGATCGCGGCGGGAAGATCCCGAGCTTGGCCAAAGCGATAATCGCCTCAACCGCGCCCGCGGGCCGTTTTTTAAGCTTGCCGTCGACCTCGACCGGGGTGAAATGGAAGCGCCGCCAATCGGACATCGTGGCCTCGAAGGCCGAGTCCTGCGCCAGGTAAAGCGGTAATTTCGGCCAGCGAAGGACGTGCTCTTCGAAGCGGACCTTCCAATCTGGCTCTTCGAGCTCAATCGCGCCGGCTTCACGAGGGGTCATTAAAAGCCAGGATCTTCACGCCGCAAATAATCCGCGCGCGTCGGCGTGCAGGTGCACATGTGCGATTCAAAAGCGCGAAACACCTCTACGCGCGCGATCCTGAGCATCTCGCGGGTGTGCGCCCGCTCAGCCTTCAGTTCAGCCTTCAGCTCTTTGATTTCGGTCCGCAGCTTGGTGATCGTCACCTCACGCGGTTGGCGAGTCTTGACCGGCTTGTTGAGCTCGAGAACTGTTTTCATGGCGCTCTCCTAAATCCAGGTTTCGACTATTTTGACGTCGTCATTGGGCGATCGGCAGACGCGGACCAGGCCGGCGCCGCGAAACACGTCGCGCAGAAGCTCGAGATCGCCGCCTATTCTGTGCTCGGTTGGACCGCCCGGCACCTCATGTCGGCGCGCGACGATGTCGTCTGGGTGATCAAGCGGGTGGTCATAGATTATCCACAGCGTCAATCTGCCCCGCTGAGCTGCTTCTGTCTGGGTCGCAGCCACCCTCTCGATCAGATCGTCGATATCGCCCATCTGGGCCCCTTTGGGCATGCCTGACATAGACTTGCTCCTCCTTGAGCCTTCGCATCAACGCGCGCCTGAGAGGGTCGTCCCAGGCGCGCCTAATGGCTTCGTTGCGATTGCAAAGCTGTTCTGGACTCATCCACAGGATGAATCACGAATCAGCCCGTCTGTGAATCCTCGTTCTTCGTTTCGCCTCGCGGGCCATCTCGTCCTCAACCGCGCGTTGCATCCTTTCAGTCACAAACTGCGCGCGCGCCTCTTCGATTCCCAGTCGCTCGATCAGAGCGTTAGTCTCCTCGGCCAGATTGGTGCGATTGGAATTCGGATAGCTGTCCGCATCGCCCGTGAGAGCTTTGTAATAGATGGTGTTTTTCGACACTTTGAAGACCTTGGCGAGGATCGGAATCCTAACGCCATCGCGCCAAAAAACGTTGATCGCAATCCGCTCTTCGGGGGTCAGACCGTCATCGCGTGAGCGGCGTTTGGTCCTGTAGATCAAGGTGTAATAGTCCTGGTTCATGGTCATCGGCGTTATATTACCTTTACGGTCCTTTTTGCAAGAGGTTGTTCAATTGAGCGGCCTCCCGAAAGCGCGCGCGATGCGCAGAGCTTCCTCGTTAATAGGCTCAGGAGCCTCTACGGAGGCCGCTGAGGGGGGTCTTTCATTTTTGACTATCTGAGAGCCTCGACGCTCCTCGAGGGCTATAGCGGCCTCGGCTTCGGCCAGGATCTTGCGATCGATCGCCCGGCGAGCGGCGCCGAATTGTTTTTGCCAGTGATTGCCCATTATCGCTCCTCTGCGTGCTTGCGCACCAGACAGGCCAGGAGATGCCCTAGACGCTCGTGCAGCTGGTCGACGGATGCAATCAGGTCGTTGCGGACTCGGCCGCCCATGGGGCAGCGGACGTAGGTGTCCATGGCGATGGTGATTTGTTTGCAAGTGGCGGCGACCGATTCCGCGATATCGGCGGATGTGACCTTCATTGTGGCATTCCTTCAGTGTTTGAATGTGGGATAGGCTTCAATCGCCTTTTGCATCGCGGCCGAGACGACCATGCGCGGGCCGGGCGATGGGTGGCTTGACGCCGCCAGCATGACCAAGAGCAGCGCCAGCACCGCCAGCGCGACGAATCCAGCCATTTTGTTAGGTGTCGCTTTCTCGGGAAATGTGATCCCGTCGCTGCTCAGCGTTACGAGGGTGCGCTTACGCTGAGCAGAAACCGCATCACCTCCTTTTGTTGCGAATGGTTGGCCCCCGTTCCTTGTCCGCATCGCGCATGATTTGCATGACCAGACGCGCACGCTGCGGGTCGCACCGGCGATAGCCAAGGGCGTCGGGCTTGTTGTCGCCTGTGAGCCAGTCGAACAATGTCGGCTTGCGCTTGCCGAAATAGGATTCGTAGGAGGCGTGGAGACTTGCGGCCTCGACTCCTTTGGCGCGTTGGTCGTTCATGTCAAAACACCTTCGGTTTGACGGTTGATTTCGATCATCACTTTCGACCAGAACCCCGAAAGATCGCGGATGGCGCAGTGCTGCGCCCAATCGCGGGCGTTCACTGGCCCGCGCTCTTCGATCAGGGTTTCGGCGGTTTCGCGGATGTCGCGCGCCGCGCGCTCGCGATTAGCAAGCTCGGGATTCTGGGCATGCGCCCAAGCATCCGCTTTTTGCCGGGCGAAAAATTCACCGCGGGAGAGTTTACGTCTCATGATTGCACCTTTCATTGTGGCGATTAACGATATAGGACCGTCCTTGACCGGAGTCAAGGACTATGATGTTAATTTTTGTGGGTACTTTCACCTAACCACAAAGCCGGATGTGTCGCGCTTGGCCTTGCGGCCTTTGGGCGAGAGGGCGATAACCAGGCCTTGCCTGCCTTCCAGGTGACGCAGGTCCGATTGATCGCCATCGACTACGCGCGCGCCAAGGTAGGTCTTAGGGAACGCGCCAGCGAAGACGACTGCGACATTTCCGCCCGCGGCCAGCACCCTGACGCAATCCGCTTCGTTTGTTTCCGAGCGGGAAAATGTCAGGTGATAATTCGCCGGCAATTGACCGCGGGCATGCGCAAGCGCGCGCTTCGGGGATTTGGTGTAATCGACGAATTGGACGTCCGGGAAGGCCGCGAACAGATGCGGCGCGAGGCCTTCCCATGCGATGTCGGTGGCGCCGTTCAAGCGAATGCAAAGCTTGAGGCCGGCCTTCGCGGCTTGCGCGCGGGCGCCGCGCATGTGGCGCTCCATTTCGACCAGGAAGGCTTGACGATCGGTCATGAAGTAGCGCGCCTTGGCGATGCGCGAGCGAATGACCGCGGGATAGAGCGCGGCGTTGCCTGAGTGCTCGCCTAGGCATAACGCAATGCATCCCTTCGATGCATTGGGGCATAAATTGCCGGCGCCGGCCAACCGATGCGGGGCCATATAGTTGATGGCGTTGAGCCAGCCGAGCTTTTGCGCCTTGACGGCTTTTGGGTTGTCGACGCTAAAGAAACGCCGGAATCGGTTGGACATTGAAAAAGCACCTCTTTTGCAGCGCCGTGGCGACGCGATAGAGGTGCATATAGCATGAACTTTGCAGTCCTACAAGGACTAGTTAGGTGATTATTTTATATCTGGCCATTCGGGGTGAAGGCGTTGGGAATCGACGCCATTGCCTTCATAGCAACCATCGACCGCGCGCGCCGGCGTGGTCCAGCGTTGAAACGACCAAGGCGGGCAGGTGTTAGGATGGTCGAGGGTTTGGCCATGGTCGCGCTCGAGCTCGCTCAATTCGCGCCACGCCCAACCTTGCGGCGCCTCGGCGTCGGTTCGCGGGTCTGGGTCGCCTTTCATCCGCAGCTGCACAATGCAGGTGATGAAGCGGCCGCCATAGGCTTCGAAGGTGAAGGGCTTATTTCCCCATCGACCGGCGCGGGTGTCGGGTCCGTGCATGCGGGCCCGGTCTTCGTCGGTTTCCACGCCAAGGCGGAAGCGTTGGAACTTTGTCGCAATTTCGTCGGTGAAATATTTATCGCCGAAGGCCTCGCGGCCGAGTTTGTTCCATTCGTCGACCACGTCCTGATAGCGATCGCTGGTATTTCGGCAATTCGCCAAGGCGCTAATGCCGCCGGATGAGACGTTGAAGACCTTGGCGACCAGGCTTTGAGGGAAGCCGCGCTCACAGGCAAAAAACGCCGCGCACTTGTTGTGAAATGTGAGCCGCTTAGTCATCCTTGGAAGTTCGCGAATTAATTCGTCAAGCTTTTCAGTGGCTTCAGACATTGTGGCCTTTCCTCCCATTGGGTTAACTTACGGAGGATATTTTGAATTGAGTGAGCGTGCAAGCGCAATCTGAATGAATAGAGTGAAGTTACATAGCAGGTAGTCGCCACATACGCGCGACCCTTTGACCGGCAAAAGGCATATTTACAGTTCGAATGGTGTGGAATTATTGCCATTGCAAGGGTCATATGGTTGTGGGAACGACTTCCTATGTAACTTCGAATGCCATACATGGATTGACACTTAGATTCTTCACGTTAGGGAATGGTCCTCGCTTGCGCTCGGAGGCCAAACTGGCATTGGCGGGCGCCGCGCCGCGCTCAATCGGGGCAAAAATAAACCCCGCTCGAAAGCGGGGCTATTTTGGTTTATCGCAAAGGCGTTTTAGACGTATCGGCGCTGATACCAATCGAGCGCCAAGAGGTGTGAGGCGCGCCAGACGGCGCGTAGATCGCTCAGTTGGGCGTGTTGGGTGACCAGGCCCCAAGACTTGGCGCAAGCGTCACGGAAATAGTAGGACCGGACGCTGCGAAAGGCGCGTCGATCGATAGCTGGTGTGGGAATCATGGTGGCGTTGCTCCGGGCGCGACCATCGCGCAGCCACAACATAGGCGCAGCTCGAGCAATTGTCAACTTTGTAGTCCTAAACAAAGTGCGATTGTTGTCTGGCTGGGGGACCAGATGGGGGACCAGCGCCAGCTCGATACACGCAACTCCAGCATTCTCTAGGCGTTCCAGGCAGAGGTTAGCGGAGTACATCTCCGCTAACCTCGCGAACGCGCGTGCGCTGCGCAACCATGCTGGATGGTCGCCAGGCGCGAAGCGCCTATTGACGATCGCGTTGGACCCTCCCCATGGGGGCCCTCTTTAGGCATCGGGACCGGAGTCCCGGAGCTTGACGCGATGACCAAAACGTATCTACAATACTCAAATGACCATATGTCCGAGATGTCAAAACCTATTTAACCCAAGTAAAACGCAAATCTATTGTTCAGAATACTGTCGTAGGAAGGCGCAGAAGCTTCGCAACCGGCGTCGTCATGCGCATCCTCGGCCTCCCAAGCCAAGGCCGATCGCCAGGCCGCGTTGGCGTCGACCCAAGATTTGGGCTTATAAGCCGACGCTCGAGGAGCGTTTGCTTGCGCTTTCCATTCCCGAGCCCAATTCTGGTTGCCTTCTTTGGCTCGGCAAGGTCTCAAAGAAGGGTTACGCTGTCATCTGGCTCGAAGGCCGTCATCGGGTCGCCAATCGCGCGGCTTTTGAAGTTTGGAAGGGTCCGATCCCGGCGGGCAAGATGGTTTGTCACCATTGCGACATCCCCTCGTGCATCGAGCCTAATCACTTGTATGCTGGGACGGCGAAGAGCAACCACGACGACATGGTCAAACGCGGACGACATAAGTTTCCGCCGCCCAGGCCCAGGAAGCCAAAGCCGCTGCCGAAATTTGCGGGAGAGGGTATTTGACCGATCATCCTCATCTCACCCTCGTCGGCCATTCTAATTCTCCGGAGCATGATCAAGAATTTGAGCCTTTACCGTACTACCCATGGGAGGAACGTCCTCCGACCCTCCCTATTGACGCCGAGGAAGCCGCGACCGCCATTCATCTCGGCCATAATCTCCCGGCTGCCGCCCTCCTGCTCAAAGTCCCGGAGTTCCGTCTCCAGCGCCTGGTTCGCGCCAGCCCACGCTTACAGCGCATCCTCGATGAATCCTTTGCTCTCGCGCTCAACCGCGCCGTCGCCGTGCCGATCGACACGCTGTTCAACCCCCTCGCCGACCAACGCGCGAAAGAATGGGCGTCCAAGCTGCTGCTCTCCTCCCGGCTTGCCCAAGGCCATCCGCTCTCGCCGGCCCCCACCCAAAGCGCCCAGTCGGTTTCGCTCACCCAGAGCCCGGTTTCTAAAACCATCACTTTCCGCTGGCGCACCGATGCAGACGACGCCCTCGCGTCGGATGCTGAGAATGACTGAAACCGAGCAGGAGATCGTCCTCCCCTACAAGCCCCGCAAGCACTTCATTCCGCTTCATCAAAGTAAAAAGCGATGGAAATTTGCGGTTTGCCATCGTCGTGCAGGGAAAACAGTGGCGTTAGCCAACACGCTCATTGTTGCTGCGCTTGAGAATAAAAGAACAACACCCCTACCGAGGTATGCTTACATTGGCCCGAGCTTCGATCAAACCAAGGATTTGGTCTGGAGCTACCTCAAGCAATACACCGCCAACATTCCCGGCGTCCGTCACCTCGAAGGCGAACTCACCGTCATTTTCCCTGGAGGAGCTACAATCCGCCTTTACGGCGGGGCGCTGGCTTACGAGCGTATGCGCGGAATCTACCTCGATGGCGCCGTGCTCGATGAATATCCTCTGCTTGCTCCGCAAGCTTACACCTCGGTCGTCCGGCCATGCTTGGCTGACTACAGGGGTTTCGCCATCGTCAGCGGCACCTCCGCCGGCGACGATCACTTCCACAAACTCAAGCTCAAGGCGGAAGACGATCCTGACTGGGACATTTTCGACATCAAGATCACCGACACCGGAACCGACGCCCTCTCCCTCGAAGAGGTCGAGGAGATGCGCAAGGACATGAGCGTCGACGAGTTCGCGCGCGAAATGCTGAACTCCTTCGACGCGCCGGTCGAGGGCGCTTATTACGCCGAGGCGCTCAACGATCTGCAGCTCGCCGGCCGCATCTGCAAAGTCAGCCCCGACCTCAACACCGACGTTATCACCGCCTGGGATCTAGGCATTCGGCATCTGCAGGCAGTCTGGCTGTTCCAGCTCGCCGGCCGCGAAGTCCACTGGATCGACTATATCGAAGGCACAGGCAAGAAGCTCAGCCACTATACCGACCTGCTCGGGCTGAAGGCCCGCGCCGGAGGCTATCGCTTCCGCGCACATCTTCTGCCCCATGACGTAGAGGTGCGCGAGCTCTCGACGGGACATAGCCGCAAGCATGAATTGTTTGGCCTCCTCGCCGAGCCGGTCCTGACCGTCCCGAATCACAACACCGAGGACGGCATCACCGCCACCCGCGGCGTGCTCGGCGTCTCCTGGTTCGACCAAGACGCGTGTCGACGCGGATTGGCCCGCCTCCGTTCCTACCGGCGCGGCAAATCCGGCGTCGCCGTCGCCGACGAAGCCGAAGACGCGGCGGACGCTTTCCGGACAGGCTGTGTGGGGATAGCCCTCGTCAGTTCGATGCGGCATTCTGGTCAACGCCTCCGGAGGCGAATTCGAGGACTGGTGTGATGGTCGGTTCGGAACATTTGACCGACGAGAACGTCTCCTACATCATGACCAAACCAGGGCAAGCCCATTTTGCCCGCGACGCCTCACAGACTTGTAGGGAATGCACATGGTGGATGAACCGGACGGGGTCACGGGATCGGATAGGGCTCCTCAAACCGGCGCGGTGCGAGAAGGCGCTGCTCACGAGCCGCGAGTCTCTGCCGGAAGTCCCGCACCAAGCCTGGGCGTGCAAGCACTTCGAGGCAAACCCCACCCCGCCAGCGATTTAGAGAGCCTCGACATGCACGCCGGCATGGATGAGCCGGAATTGTTGATGCGGCTCTTGGAAACCATCGCTAACGAGAAGGCGCGCGGCGGCGGCCGCAGTTCGGAATGGCAGATCGTCAGCGATCACGTCAACGCTTGCCTTTTCATGCTCGAAAAGGCCAACGAGACGCCACGCCGTTGAGCCTGTCACAAATGTGGCGTAACCACGAAGCCGTCCTAACACTCTGGAGGAACGCATGGCGCAAGGATTTTTAGCCTACATCACGCCGATCGATCAGGGGGCGCACCCTGATCAGGGACTGCCTGGCGGCGGCCGGCCAGGGCACTTGCCTTCGCGGCCTGGTCGTCCGGTTGACCCTGGTTTTGGCCATCCGGGTTGGGGCGGCGGCCATCCCGATCAGGGGCTTCCCGGCGGACGTCCTCCGCATGTCTGGCCTCGCCCGCCTAGTGGCGGCCTTCCGGTCGATCCGGATTGGGGCGTCGACGAGGGAGCTCATCCGGATCATGGCTTGCCGATCTATCCGATCGATCCCGAGCATCCGGACAATACGCTGCCGGAAGTTCCCGGCGAGCCGGAGCCGCCGATCGATCCCCCGCCCGGCACTGTGTGGCCGCCGTTGCCGCCCGAGATCCCGCCGGGCAAGGCAATCGCCTTGGCGGGCATTACTGGCGTCGGCTATCGCTATGTGGTGATCGACATTCCCGAGCGCCCGGTTGATCCGGATTATGGTGTTGGCGAAGAGCACCCTGAGCATCCCGAAGTCCAACCGCCGCGGCCAGGTCAGCGCCCTCCGCAGCCGGGACAGGGCTTGCCTCGGCCGCCGGTTCAAGGTCGTCCGCCGCAGCCTGGTCAGCCGTTGCCGCGTCCACCGGGCCAGCCGCCAGCTGGAGGGGTTGGGGGTCGTCCGCCGGCGCGTCCGACGCCGCAGCGGTAAATCTTCACAAAAGGCCCGCGCGCTGCTAGACCCAGCGCGCGGGGGTCGATCTGAGGGTGGATCGACTAGATGGGTGTTCTCGACGACCATGCGGAAAAGTGGTGCGTCGCGCCCAATGGATGCTGGGTTTGGACCGGCGCGGTTAGCGGGTCAGGCCAGCAACGCGCAGTCGTCGGCCTGCCTCGATTGTTAGTTGGCGGCTTTAGACAGAAAAACGTCGGCGTCGCCCGCTTAGTTTGTGAAGAGGTCTACGGACCTCCACCAACTCCAAAACATCATGCCGCTCACGCCACTCCGAATGGATGTATTGGCGGTGTTTGCGTTTCGCCTCATCATATCCGGTGGGCGACGCCGAGCGAAAATCAACAAGATATTCATCCGACAGTGATGAAAGAAAGGCTAAGAAAAGCCAACACTGCTAGGTTGGGAGGTTAATATCGAACGCCTCTTCTGGCATTTTAAGGATCAGACAGCAGCTTCGACTAGCGCATATGATCCGAAAGACCCAGAGTCATACAAGGCTTACGTTAAAGCCATGATGAGTGACTCGAAGGATTTTGAAAACAGCTTTCTTGCTATTGATCGCCAGAATGCTCAACTTTATTATTACGGTTATGAACCGTGGATTGGACCGTATAACCCAGGTCAGCCTTACATCGGGGAAGATCCGAATGCGACCTTGGGTGAGATTTTAAATAAAGACAACACGAATAGTCCAAATCGCAGCACGTATGTCTCGACCGATGTTCGAGATGCCGTGATGATGATGGTCCCTTCACTCATCAGACTATTTGGCGCGAGCGAATCGCCTGTATTTCTCGTGCCGCGGACCCAGGAAGAGGTCGACACTGCCGAGCAAGGCACCGATTACGTCAATTATACATTTTGGAACGACAATCCGGGTTTTTTGATCCTATACGGCGCGATCAAAGACGCGCTGACAGTAAAAACTGGGTTCTGTAAATGGTGGACTGACGATCATAAGGAGATGAGGCGCAAGACGTTTCTTAACGTCACCGCCGACCAGATCCAGTTGATGCTGTCCGAGGAGCCGAACGCCAAGCTGGTGTCTATCGGCAAGCCGGTTAAACAGCCCCCGCCTCAGATTCCGACTGCTCCCCCGCCAGGGGCAGCGCCCCCTGCGCCGCCGCCCGTTCCTCCCACCGGAGCGGCGCAGGGGCCCGCGCCCACAGCCGGGATGCCGTCTCCCGCGCCCACTGGGCCAGCGCCCCCGCGAGCAGGGGCTCCTCCTCCGGGGCCGCCCCCCGGCGCTGCCGGGCAAGGGACGGGTCAGCCGTCCCTAGGTCCGCCGCCTGGCCCGATGGCTGGCGCGCCGCCGCCTCCGCTGCCCACGGCATTAACTCAGCCTCCCCCGCCGGTGTTCGACCATTGCGTGATCGAGTTCGAAGTTTCGAAACCGATCATAAAAGTCGCCGGCGTGCCGCCGGAGGAAATGCGGCTCGATCGCTACGCGCGCACCTTCCGCGACTCTCGCGTCGTCGGCCACGAAAGAATTGTCCCGGTCGATCAACTGATCGCCATGGGTTACGACCGCGATCTCTGCCTCGAGCATATTCAGACCTCGGAGAGCTCGTTCACCGTCGAGCCGCAACTGCGCAACCCGGCCCGCTTCATGGGCACCAGGATTGGCGACGGCGTGATGTACGGCGAATGGTACATCAAGATCGACAAGGACGGCGATGGGACGCCGGAGCTTCGCTACATCTGCACCATGGGCGCCGATCAGCAGATCGTCGCTGACGAAGAGGCCAACCGGATTAAATTCGCGCTCTTCTCCTGCGACCCGGTGAGCCACACGATTGTTGGCGATTCGCTCGCCGACTACACTGAAGACATCCAGCGCATTAAGACCAATATGACCCGCGCTATTCTCGATAGCGCGGCGGAAGCGATCAATCCGAAGACGGTCATCAATGAGCTCATGGTGACCGTCGATGACGCGCTCAACGACGATTTAGGCGCGCTCATCCGGAGCCGCGGCAATCCGTCCGAGACGGTGCTGTTCACCAATACCCCTTTCCTCGGTCAGCAGGCGCTGCCAGTCCTGCAGATGCTGAACGAGACTCTGCAGCGGCGTACGGGCCTCTCGGATGCCGCTAAGGGTCTCGATCCGAAGGCCCTCCAATCCTCCACAATGATCGGTGTCGAGGCGGTCATCAATGGCGCACAAGAGCGCATCGAGCTGGTCGCTAGGGTTTTGTGTGAGACTGGTTTTAAGGATCTCTTCAGCGGATTGTACAACGAGATCTGCGAAAACCCCAATCAGCAACGCACGCTGAAGATCCGTGGCAAGTACATCCCTTACGACACCGGCACGTTCGACGCCTCGATGGCGGTTGAAGTCAACGCTAACCTTGGTAAGGGCAGCGATCTCACGCGCATGTTGGCGCTCAATCAGGTCAAGCAAGACCAGCAATTGATCGTCCAAACTTACGGCCTTTCCAATCCCGTCTGTGGAATTCCGGAGCTCTTAAACACCATCACCGATATTCTTGCGATTGCGAACGTCAAAAACGTCGGTCGCTACTTCAAGACGCCGACGCCGCAGCAGATAATGGCGATCACCAATGCGCCGAAGCCGCCGGATCCCAATCTCATCGCCGCGCAGGCGCAGATGGAGAAGGTCCGGATGGAGGCCGCCAAGGCCGCCGGCCAGCAGAACTTCGACACCAAGAAGCTCCTGTCCGAGCAGACGCTCCGGCACCAGGAGCTCGTCGCCAAGACCGACTATGAAATGGGCAAGCTCCAGGTCGACGCCCACAAGGCGCACGTCGACCACATCACCAAGCTCGGGCAGCTCGGCGCCACGTTGATGAAGAGCCAATCCGACTCCGATCAGGCCGACACCGAGAATCAGCTCGCCATCGGGGATCAACAGCAGACCGCCGACGATAGCGCCCGGCAGCATCAGCAGGCTGTAAACCAGGCGCAATTGCACGCGGCTCAGATCGCGACCCAGCACATGCAGAAGATGGCTCAGATAAACTCTGCTCATACGCAAGCTATGACTGGAATGGCTGCAGATCATCACGCCGCTATGACTGGCCACGCTACGAATATCCACAACACACACGCGAAGTTGGTTGCAGGAGCTCTCACCAAAGACGCTGACCACGAGCACGACAGTCAGGAGAACGCGCTCGACCGCGGCCATGAGGCGGCGATCACCGGCGCGACGTTGGCCAATCAGCAGCAACTGGCCAAGATGAAGCCAAGGCCGCGGCCATGAACGACATCAAGGCTCAGGACGCTCAGGTCATCAAGGAACTCGCCCGAGAGGCGCAGGGATTGAAGGACAATCGGGCATTTGCCGTCGCCTGCGCGACGCTGAAGGCGCAGTGGTACGGCGAACTTTTAGATCCCAAGACCGACGATGATGGGACGAAAAGATTGCGCGCCCAATTGATCGTGCTCGAGGCGCTGCCGCGCATGCTCGACAGTTTGATCGCCACCCAAACGATGGCGACGAAGAGAGGACTACATGCCTCCTGAGGGATACGACGAAGCGGTAGCCGCGTTTTCGAATGAGGTCGCGCCGCAATCTGCGCCGGTCGATCGACGTGGCAAGCCCGTTAACGAGACTTCCAAGCCGGAACCGATGTTCACCCCTCGGCCGATCGAGGGGGATCCGCTCACCGGAGACGTGCGCGACGGTGGCGACAATCCGAGGCTGCGCGCGCTGGAAAGGGATATCGCAGATGGCCGAGTACGGGAGAGGGAAGACGGCGAAGGTTCATCACGATCCCGCCGCGCGTCCGCCGAAGATGGGCGGTCGAGTGGCGAACGACGTCGCGCCAATGAAGCGGAGCGCAATGATGCCGCCGCCGACGACAGACACCCAGGAGCCGAGGATGAGCCGGAAGACTTCTGGGCCATCGCCGCCGAAACCGACGACCTTCCGCGGTCAGACGAGCTCACCCAGGCCCAGGGCGACGAGCGAGTGCCCGAAGGGGAATCCGAGCGCGACTCCCAGGCCGAAAGATTCGAGGTAACCGCAGACGGCGAGACGTTCCACGTCACCATTGAGGAGGCTTTGCGGGGTTACAGTCGCGAGCAGACTTTCCACAAGCGCCTGGCTCACCTCAACCAGGTCAGCCAGGAGCTGCAACAAAACCAGGGTTATCTGCAACAAAGCTGGGGGCGCTGGGACAAGGCGCTGCGCGATTATGAGGAAGACGTCGCCAACATGCTCCCGGTCGAGCCCAATTGGGACCAGTTGTTCGCAGTGGACCCGGCTGGCGCGCATGCTCAGCAAAAGATCTTTCAGACAATTTACAGCAAGCTTGCGGCCTCTCGCCAAGCACGGGCCGAGAGGGAAATTCAAGCGCAACAGGAGCGTGATCGACAGGTCCAGGATTACGCAGTAAAAGGCTTTTCGAAATTCGTCATGGACAACAAGATTCCTGACGAACCGACGCTGAAGAAGCACCTGCAATCGATGCGGCGCACCGCGGCGAATGCTGGTTTCAGTGAGTATGAAGTCGCCACAGTATACGATCCACGTATGTTGACCGTATTACTAAAGGCGAGCAGGTATGATCGGATGATGGCGGCCAGACCAAGGGCTGTCATTCCGGGCAAAGGTCGAACGTTAACTCCCGGCGCCGCTACACCCCTCAATGGGAATGGGCAACGGAGAGGGCTCGACGAAGCATTACGCCGACAGGCGAGCAGTGGATCGCTAGATGCGACCGCCGAAGTGTTTCGTAGGCTACTCTAACGGGAGTTTCCCATGGCAAAGGTTACGAATGCCTTCACCACCTATATGGCGGTGGGCAATAGAGAAGACTTGTCGAACGCGATCTATAATATTGATCCCTTCGACACGCCGGTGATGTCAGCTATTCGCAGGCGCAACGTCAAGAACAGGTTCTTCGACTGGCAAACTGAATTCTTGCCTGTTGTTAATCATACCAACGCACAAGTCGAAGGTTTTGTTCTCGCCAACTCGCCGGCCCAGCCGACGATTCGGATGCAGAACGCAACTCAGATCTCTGAGCGCGATGCGACCGTGTCAGGATCACAAGAAGAATCCGACGCTGCGGGCAAGTCGTCGGAAATGGCGCACCAGATGGCTATGGCCAGCAAGGTGCTCAAAAGCGACATGGAAACGGCATTGTGCTCGCGCCAGGCGCGCAATGACGGCGTCGATGGCACCACGGCGCGGGTCACCGAATCGCTGACGCACGCCATTGCGACGGCGGTTGGCAAGGGCGGCTCGGGCCCTGGCGGCGCGGTGTCGCCCGACACCCCTGGCACGTTGCCAGCGACCCAGTATGCGGTCTTCAACGCGCCTGGCACGCCGGTCGCGTTGACTGAAGACATGTTGGGCAATGCGATGCAGCTCGCCTACACCAACGGCGCTTCTCCGTCGCTGTGGGTGGTGCCGCCGGGGCCGAAGCGCACAGTAAGTACGTTCGTTGGGCGTAGTACAACGCAAGTATTGGTAGGGAAGACCGAGGTCGTGTCAACAGTAGATGTGATAGCCACCGAC